GCGGCATCGACTATATCTGATACTTGTACGACATTACTCGCGAGTTCATCACCGTCATAGTTTCCATTTGGTATACTTATAGTTTCAACATAAGACGCCGTGTTAATCGTAAATGTATTATTTCGTTCGTGTATGAGAAACTGACTGTTGTGAATTCGAGCTGATGTGAGTGTTATCTTAGACACGTCATAAATAGGGTTCTTAAGGTGTACCACGTAATCACCTGGATCTGGGTACAATATAGGGTCTCTATCACCACTATCTATATCTAAGGTATGGACCTTCATTAAAATACATGGACAATATTTTAATGAGTGTTTTAATCTATAATTTGATGTTTTTAGCACAAATGGTGTGAGTATGGGTTATTCAATAGTTGACGTTTTGCGACACTGAGACTCGCCTGAGAAGCTTGTGGGTTTTGGTTACCCTTGTATGTATTGAGGTCGTGATACGACGTGTTCGTGTATTGTTGCGTCCATCCGGCACCCATTGGGTTCACACGACCATCAACGCGAGTTGTGTCCGACCGCGCAGACGTAAGCATACCACCTTGGTTGAGTGCATTCGCTCGAACATTCATACGACCTGGGTTCGAAGCGCGGTTAGCTTTACCACGACGTTCATCTGGCCTGAAACCATATTTCTGGAGTTCTTCCGTGGTGTACGCCCCACGTTGTCCGATAGAAACCTCTGGCGATTCGAGATATCCGTGTGCATAACTGTGAATACCGGGCTGTGGTTGGTTTCTGTATTGATATTGTTCAATATTCCCATCCTTCTTATTTCTAGTTGGGTCTTGAGACACCGTATTCGCGGAAATGAATCTCTTCGCGGGCGCCACACCCAGTGTGTCAGTTCTGAGACCAGTTTCGGCACGGTTGGTCGTGCGCTTTGTTCGTTCGTGTTCACCACGCGGAGTTCTACCAGAAAATCCTTGCGAACGCCCGAGCGTCATTGGAAGCCGCTCTGGGAGATACGCTGTTTTCTCTGGGCGGTTGTGTGCGACCTTACCCACTATACCACGACGACCACCTTTCGTGTCCTGCGCTGGACCCGATCTACCTGGGAGTGTCGTGAGCTTGTAGGCACCGACATTCTCTGGGTTCACACGCAACAACTGTTGGAAACCACCATACGATGAAACGGATGGGTCCACACCCAAACCTGGACCAACGAGGCGCTTCTCGACGGGAGATACGTTATTCATTCGGTTATAGTCATTCATTCGGTTTCGCATCTCAAGAACTTCTGCGCCACTCGTTCGCATTTGAGGTGCGATATCACCGAAATTGGATGCAACCGCCTTATCGATTTGTAAATTTTCAATAGGTCGTTCCTTCACAAGCTCGACTTTTGGTGACACAGGTAATTCCATGGCTTGGCGGTCTGGGGAGTACATCTCTGTCTGTGGCTGACTCAATTTTCGCCCGGCGTATACAAGACCTGCTATAGCTGCGACAGATATGGGATCGGCCATTCTTATTTCTTATTGATATTTTTATTTAAGTATCTTTGGTTAAACATTCCATTTTGTACTTCGGAACGCGTACTCAATGGTTCATATGAAATGGTTCTAAGAGGCAATTTACACTCCATGTTTTGAAGGGGGAACAAGTTTTGTTCGTACGTTTTCGCGAGAACTTTGTTGAACCGAGAGGTTGATTGCGGTCGGAGTTGATCGCTCGTTTCGATGTATTCTGATGGAGCACCCTTACCCGCCATGAATGGCGCCGTACCATACAACATAGTGTTTGGTCTTTGCGAACCATAGTTGAGAGTACTGGGCTGGGGATACACGAATACTTCTTCTGTCGCACAGTTCACTGGAACGGCTGGGTTCTGGACTAACTTAAGACCTGGCTGCAATTGGTAAGCCATTTTACTATTACAAAAGATTTATTTACCGCCTATCACCATTTGGTTGAAGACCCGCGAAAGCTTCGAGTTGGGTGCCACGTGCATTTGGGTTACATACACTACCATCGGATTTACACATGGGGGCACCCTTCTTTCCATAAAGCCACTCCGCGAATCCAGTTTGGTCTCCCCCGACCGTAGATACGGGAGCGGTCACGAACTGTCTCGATAACGCGTTTTGTTGGTACTTAGGAAGCGCGGAACGGGATCTCGCTGGTCCAAATGGTGTTTCTCCGACGACGAACGCATCAGCATCGGCGCGAACACTCGGATAAGAACACGCTTGATTGCGATTTGGGTCGTCTCCTATCAATACATTCGCCATTGGGTTGTCACGGGATGGGCGCTGACACGCATCCCCGATATTCTCATAATATTCAACGCCTCTTGGTACACCTTCCTTAACCATACCAGATCTTTCCATTACATAAAGAACACCTAATGCAGTCGCGGCAAGAACGAATATGCGGACGTCGCGCTTAATGAGATAGTGCACGGACGCCGCATATATTATGAATCTCGAACCAGCGTTCACGCGGTCTGCTGAGGATTGAACATTTGTGGGCCAAAATTCGAGAACCTTCTTATCATCAACGAGTTGTTTTGGGTCTTGAAACCAAGAGCTCATTTAATATATATTAGTTTTATTTTTTCAACATACCACCTAGCATACCCTGCATAGTTTCCATGAGAGCGGCTTCATCGATTCCGCCACCATCACCCTCCAGCTTATCGGCACATTCCTTGGCGACCTTTTCAATCATAGAAAGTGTGTCTGCTGGGATAGAACTTATGGTAGTTCCGAGCATGTATAGCGTTTGCACGTATTGCCAAATGGCGTCCTTAGTTTTGGTGGAGACCGAGGCCCACTTTTCTTCGAGTTTCACATCCTTCAAAAACTCGAGGTTCTTCGCTTCAGTGAGGAAAAACGTATCATCCTTGGCCGAAATCTTGTCCGCAAACGGCGTAACACTGGTCATGAATCCATCGATGACGAGACGTGGATTAGACGTTCGCATGATTTCAAAGCCGGACATACACTTCTTGATACCCTTTTCTTCTGGAAACGTCTTGTGAAGTTCCGCAAGAAATTGGCCCATCATATCATTGAAAGCAGTCACAGACGTCATGTTTACTGTGATAGATAACACCGTTATCTTTAAGCAAATGGTTCAGTAGATATGGTTTCTTTACCCCCTATTCCGTTAGATACAATAAAAAATACGAGAATCGCGTTTAAGAATGCTGGTTTAGAATAAGCACTCGTTGGAAGTTTACCTTCGTTGTTAAGCTTCGCTTTCGCGTGAATGTACCCCGCGGTAATGATACCGGCGATGATCGCCGCCCAAGCTGGATCTCTGAGATAGTCTTCAAACTCCATTTAACTATAACCAACTTTTTTTACGGGCGCATCCGATGCGTCTGGGAATAACACGGGTTCTTCGTCTTCGTCTTCGACTTGTTCCTCCATCATTTCTTGTGGTGCACCACCAGCCGTGTTTACCGTTTTAAACTCGTTGTCGAATGGGGACGATTCTTGTTCTGGGGGCTGTGTGTCTTCCATGGGCTCAGCCATGGGCTCAGCCATGGGGTCAGCCATGGGCTCGGCCTCTTCGGGTTGTGGTTCCGATGGATATTCGTCAACAAATTCGGGGTCTTCGGTATCCTCATCGCCCTCTCCACCCACGTCGATATCTTCATTTTCGTTGTTCATGTAGGTTTGAAGAATTTGTTGAACTGGGATGAGTTCTCGCACAGACGCTTCGATCACCACCGAGAATCGGTCAAACAATTTATCGTTTCTCGCGTGTTCGTTCTGACTTTCACTGAAAATGTATGGATCTTTATACAAGTCCTTAGCTACGTTATTGTAACACGTTTGAATGAATACTTCATTGGATGGCAATTTCAATGATATCTTCTTATTGTCTTTACCGAGACGCACCGAAGACAGGATTTTTACACAACTCACGAATACCGCGGCGAGTAAGTCGTTAAACCACGCACACCTGTTCGCGATGTTATCCGTGTGCTGTTTCGACATGGCGTCGGACCAATTGGGTACTTCCTTCAAAAGTTTTTGGTACATAATGAGTACCTTTCGACCCTTGGACATAGTGTACGATTCTTCATATAATTTGTCGAACGTCTCGATCATAACTGGACACATCAAATGGCACAATTGCCCAATGTACTCGCGTTTCGCTTCCGTGAGCACACTCAAGTTATCCATTTATGATAGAGTGAAATTTTTTTACTAGCCTTTTCCCGCATTCCCCCTGTATTTATTTGCAACCTTTTTCAAATTAACGAAGGATGGAAAGTCCCCAAATTCTTCCACGGGTTCCTCTCTGTGTTTCGTCTTCTTTTTCTTTGACCATGTAATGTATATTTCGTGGTCGCCCACAAACTTGGTATGAAACCCACCTAGATCGAGCTGGCGTTTTATGTAATGTGCCGCCTTAAGTCTATCGAACGCCGGATACCCCACGACAAAAGATGGAATCATGATGAATAAATGTTTATTTCCGAATTCAACGGTTTGTCGTATTTTTTTAGATATCTGTTCGTATATTTTGATGTAGGTTTCTTTGCGTAATTTGTTACGCTTGTCAGTTATTTTATTTATTTCATCCACACTGATCATTAAGTTATACGAATTAATTATTTTCTAGGATATTTGGGCGACCGTACATCTCCTCGGCCGTTGGGACCTTCTTCTCTACGAGTGACGTGTTCTTTACGTAGTGTAATTCATGTTGCCTGACTTCGTCGTACTTTTGGAATTCTTTGATATCGAGGTCTGTCGTGAACATCTTTGTGTCGGTTGGCTTTTCGGTGTCTAGAGGTTGTGTGCGAAGCGAAATCACGACGATGACTGGGTTCGATTGACTCACGTCTTTCATGTATTTCGCGATGATGAGCTTTGTCGCGTCAACTTTACCGGTTTCTTCGTCGACAAATTCGATTGGAACGTCTATGAGTGCCTTGTCGACATCACTCTGAGAAATACCCATTGTGCGAAGAGTGGCTTGCATGTTGATATCGTTCCAATTGACGCGGTCTGGGTCGTTCATGATCCGGACGTCCGAGGACACCGCGAATGCGTATGGGAAACCACCGTGTTTCAATACCATGAATCGACACCTATACACTTCATCACCCGTCTTCTCGTGTTTGTATTTGCGTACTTCGTTTGTGTCTATGATATATGTGCAAAGTCCGGTCATCTCTTGGATGCGCTTATTCACGGAGAGTACGATTTTTTCCATCACCGTGTTTGAAACTTTCGCGTTTTCGAGACGCTTATATTGTGTGAGGTCTAAAACACCTTCATCTATGTCCGACGTCGTCTCCTTCGTCTTGAACATCTCCGTCCTGGACATGAGATAGAGAATAAGGAGGATGAGCAAAACCAACAGAAGTGTGTTCATTACTATATCTCACAAAAATTTTGAGAATAAAAAAATTATTTTTTTCTACACTTTCTTCTTTGAAAAGTTTCTGAAAAAATAAAAAAAGTTTTTTGTGTTTTTAAAAATGAAAAAACATGGTGTTGCTTCACAAATAATTTAAAGTATTAGAGGAAGTATACACATATCATGAGCGAAGAAGACACACTCGAGTGTTTAGAATATGCGATCGAATCACGGATTAAAACCGTCAAGAAACCAAAAGATGTCTTTGACGCAAAAGCCTTGGTAGCACTTTATGACCGACTTCCTAAGACAAAACAAAAATATCACGATGACCTCATAAAAAAAGCGACACAAATCGTAGAGGGTCTCGATGAAGTGATGCGTGTATTCGTGGCCGAGGTGTTACGCGAAGAATGTTACATCGCTCCGATCGAATGTGACAACGATGTAATATGCAATTACTGTGATATAGCGCGCGATGAAATGTGTACCGATGAATGTACATGTGATGTAGAACGCCTTGAAGTATTTGCAGACGCCATAGGTGCTCACATATAGGTCTTCTTTACCCAGTTTCTATCGGACTTGAAAATTTTAGAGAGTTTTGGATCTGTACGTTTAAACGACGAAACAAACCGAGCGGTGGTTCACCCACACGAATGACTTTTCCAAGTGCACGGTGTCGAGCGAGTTCAGTAAGCTTACCGTTTGACCTGATGGGTATTTTCATTGTATCGTGTATTGAGAATATTATATAAACTGCGCCCTTTTAGAGACAAATTTTTGCGTGTGTATTTTAAATGTCCTTGTTGATATACAGCCCAAGGTGCAGCCACAGTATAGACCTGATTGACTACATCAAGCGACAACCACAACTCGCACAGCTCGTGGGTTATCATAACGTTAATGTGAAAGGTATTCCACCACAGTACGCACACAAAATTACCCGTGTACCAACCATGCTCACGAAGAATGGTAAATTTCTCGTTGGGAATGAAATCAAAAATTGGTTGGAATCTTTGCTACCAAACCAAGACATAGGAACGTGTGGCTTTGGTGTGTGTTCCATGACAACCCTCGATGGCGAATCTAACTCAGACATATTCGGGCTCGATGATTATGGCCGAACACTCCAACCACCGATGACACCTGAACTCGAAGAAAAGATCAACCGTGACGTCAGTCAGTCGTACAACAACAATATAAAGAAATAATGCATCTATCAAACAGGTTCAACTATGATGAAACTCACGACCATACAGGCGAGTGCCATCAAATCCACTTTCGAGGTACTCAAGGACATACTTAATGATGTTAACATCTACTTCAAGTCAGATGGTATATATATCACTACATTAGACACGGCTCGAACATCACTCGTAGATATGTATTTGTCTTCAGACAATTTCGAAGAATATACATGTGACAATGACATAGTGGCAGGTATAAATGTCACGAATACGTTCAAGCTTCTCAAGTCTATCACAAACAATGACGTACTAATCATGTCAATTGATTCACGAGAATTTATGAATATTGAGATACACAACGACACAAAAAAGACTTGTACTAAATTTGCTCTCAAACTTCTCGACATTAATGAAAATCAAATTGAAGTTCCTGAAATGAACATGACGACGGTGACGCCCATGCCATCGGTTGACTTTCAGAGAATTTGCAGAGATATGTACAACATAGGAAATGACATTGAAATCACGCGAGATGGTCATTTATTTAGACTTAACTGCGATGGCGATTTTGCAAACCAGAAAACAGAGATTCAATGTACGGAAGAGAGTCCCCCTATATCGGGTATGTATTCTCTTCGATACATGAATATTTTTACGAAGGCTACGAGTATGTGCTCAAATGTGCAAATCATGCAAGAGGAATTAAATAGGTTCTTAATTCTTAAATACAACGTCGCAAATTTGGGTGATCTCAAATTTTATCTCGCGACTAAAGAACAAATAGATCAGTAACGTAATCATCGACCGTACTCACGGATTTCACTTTACCTAAAACGTTTTTGAGTTTTATGGTAGGATACATAGTTCTTAGTGTATCAACATCGTAATATAACATATCACTTATCTTTACTTCTTCTCGATGGAAATCTCCTCTTGGTCCCGCATAGCGCCTAATTTTTCCTAGTATGTCTTTTACCGGTTTATCATCTGCATCCATGAGATACGCCGACACTAAAGGCATATTAAATACCACGTGGTTTTCTTGTGCGGGTGGCCATTCGTGTTTCGTATTATAAGTTAAATACTTGTACAATTTATCATTGTACCAGTATTTGATTCTGATGATAGCCTTTTTCACATTTGATGGCGTTTCCTCTGCTGTGTAATTTAGGTCATTGAATTCGGCGTAATGCTCATTGAAGAATTCATTCCACTTAGTCATTTCATTCTTCCAAAATGGTCCATCGGCTGAGTATATCTTATCTGTACCGGTAACATATTCCATGGTCACGCATTCTATTTTGTGGTTTGGGATAGATACAAAATTTTTATATGTATCGTAAACCCATAATATTACGCTGGTTAAAAGATTGCGTAGCATTTAAACTAATTATATGGAAGGAAATTTTTTGAGTAGATATAACAACAAGTTAGACGCATGGAAAGACTCGATTCATGAAGATCCATCGAATCGTTCCATGTACGAACAAGACATGTCTGATTATATCATCAAATGCATGCCTTATATGCGTCAACATACAGAAGACATAGACAGTGAAGTGAGTACAGATAACGTCTTTAACTGTAAAGTGACATCCGGTCTTAAGCGAAAGGACATATTCAACGAATACTTAGCTGATGTTGAAAATCTAAACGTGGACAAGAAACTCGCGAAGAAGAGGGATGAATGCCCCAGCTGTAATGAAAGTAACGTGTTTCACTTCGCAGATACGAGTGAACTCGTGTGTGATGGGTGTGGAGCGGTACTGGCCTGTCTCATAAGCGAAGAATTGACTTATAGAGAAGAACAAGAGACATCTGAGAAAATTGTGAACTATTCGTATAAAAGGGAAAATCATTTCAATGAGTGGTTATCACAGTTTCAAGCACAAGAAACGACGAATATACCACAAGAAGTGATGGATCAGTTGAGAAATGAATTGAAAAAACTTAAAATCAAGGCACTCGAGGAAATCACACACGCGCGAGTACGAAGTCTTCTTAAGAAGCTCAAGATGAATAAATATTATGAGCACGTACCGTACATCACAAACATATTGAGTGGGGTCAAACCTCCTAAGATGCCACAAGAACTCGAAGAGCGTTTGAGAATAATGTTTAAAGATATACAGAAACCCTTCGACGACAACTGCCCGTCGAATCGAAGAAACTTCCTTTCGTATAGCTATGTGTTGTATAAATTCTGTGAACTCTTGAGTGAAGATTCATATTTACAATATTTTCCACTACTCAAGAGCAAAGAGAAACTCTATCAACAGGATGTCATTTGGAAAAAGATATGTCATGATTTACGTTGGGAATTTATACAGACAATTTAAAGAAATGATACTTTTTACCACTAATGAGCGAATACGAAAAGTTTTGTATTGACGAAGCCGCATTTTACATGCAGAAAGCGCATCA